ATGACCTCAGATTCTCAAAAGCGTGATGAGCGTAACTTTGTGCTCAAAGCATCTCAGCTACTAAATACCTCGTGGGAAATTTTAGAACAGCGCGAGAAACCAGATTTTATCATAAAAGAGGACGCACTTACTTTTGGTCTGGAGGTAAGGGAAATTTTTCTTAATGAAAATCAGAACAAAGGGGGATCGCCCGTAAAACAGACTGAACAACATCGAAGCAAAGAATTAGAAAAATTTGCTCAAGGTTTTGAGAAAACATCTGATTTGGCATTGCATGTTCGGCTTCTTAGGAAGCCAGACGCCGGAAATATCTCTCAATGCGAGTTAAAAGAACTGCATCAAGCCTTAATGGCAGAAAACCTTGAAAGCAGAGAAACCGGCTACCAAACTCAATTTTTGCTCCGTTGCGGCACCAAGGTTTGGGTCACCAAAGAATTTCATTCTCGCTGGTACGTTGTAAACGACAGAGTCGGATGGGTAAGCCAAGACCCCATTGAGCTCATTCAAGCCGCAATCGATACAAAATGCAAAAAGCTGAATACTTATCGTAAGAATGCAGGACCAGATATACGCTTACTTTTGGTCGCCAACCACCTGAATAACAGTGGGAAAATCACGCTCTCACCAACGACCAGCAGGTCTTTTGATCTGCAAGGCTTTACGAAAGTCTACTTCTTATCTCATCCATCAGAAGCGTTGGTGCTCTGAGGCCAGCTCCCTTCACCAATACTGCTCGTATTCTTTAAGCAAGAGCGCAGTTTTCAACAAACCCTGACTTTCCGCTGTTTGAATAATCACGCTGGTTGACAAGGCTGGTCTTTTGAAACGCTGCCGCATTTTCTTAAGCGCTGAGAAAGCTGTATGCTCATGCAGAGTAATCGTATCTGCAAGGAAATCATCAAGTGATTTCGGCTCGATTGAGAACCTGCCAAGCTCTTCTGCCGGGAAGTCTTTTAGATTATCTGTCACCAGAACTTGAGCATGTGTGGCGACCGCAGCCGCCAGAACATGACGGTCATCCGGGTCTGGCAGGTTTATCGCCGGAATGAACTGCTCAAAGTCAGTGACGCAAGCTTCCTCGAAGGCAGTTTCCACGCTCTCTCGTTCTTGCGCAGCATCAACTTCGCCATTTGTAATTTTCGTGATTGCCCGTTCCATCTCATCAAGGATCACAGGACTCCAACGCGGGCGAAAAAGCTCTGCTTCCGCAAGACTCAGCAACAAGTTTCGCTTGAACACACCAGCCAGAACACATGCATCCAATAGCGCTGTAAAATGGTCTGACCGGTATGTCATGGCGAATTAATATCCCTTGAGGATCAAATCCGCGTCCCTCTCCGCCATCTCGGACAGAGCAGCGGCGCGACGAGCATCCCGGACTTCTTTATAGGCAAACAAATCCTCGGCCTTGATCCGGCGATGCCGTCCGACGGTGGCGTATGGGATTTCATCGGCCTCCAGCAACTTGATCAGGTAGGGCCGCGACACATTCAGCAAATCCGCCGCCTGTTGCGTCGTCAACTCCGCCGAAAGCGGGATCATCTGAAAGCCCTGACGGCTGGACACCAGACGCAACAAAGCCATCAGGCTTTCGGTCAAAGCCGGGCTGAGCGTGATCGTTTTCGGCTCCCCGTCACCGGGCATGACGGTCAGCTTGGTATCTTCACCTTCCTTGGTCTGCGATGCGATAATCTGGCGGAGCTGGTCTGCTGTCGCGCTTTCAATTTGCGTGGGCAATCTACCGCCAAAATCGTCTTTGCGAATTGCGGACATATTGCAATCTCCATTTCACTTTCCGGCGCACGGCTACAAGTTTTCTACAAATTTTCTACAATTTTTCTTGTAGCTTTCTTACTTATACACACGCGCCCATCTATTCGCAATATTCGAAACATTCGCAATAAACGAAATCACTGGATCTTCTTATCCGCACTCCGCTTAACCACACTCACCCCCAAAACACCCAAGGCAATGCCCCAGATCGGGCTGGTATTGACCAGGGCGGCGATGATCGCCGGGGCCTGTAGCGGGGTCAGGATGATGGCGTAGGCGATAGCACCCATGGTCATGATCCAGGTCAGTGCAACGGCATAGCCGAAGCTCGGGCGCCAGCGCCGCACAAAGGCGTCTTCGCTGGCGACCTCGGCGCGGATGGTGCGGTTGACGGATTTTAGCGTCTCGGTATCACGCGCCAGTTCGATTTCGGCCATGCGTTCGGTGTGGCGGTTGGCGACCGTGATTTGTTCGGGGGTGACGTCGCCCTTGGTGACGGCGGCCTCCACCTGTTTAAGCCCCTTGGCCGCGGTTTTGGCGATCGGGTTGTCGATATGATCAAGCCCCGCACCCACCGCCTTCATCAAAAGCGGCAGGCCGATCTGGGCGAGCAGTGCTGGGATCACGTGATACCTCCCTACCCTATATTTTTGTAAAACAAGTGGTTTCCGATCTCGGCGACCGGCACATGCCCGCGCGCCCAGAACGGATCGACCGCATGGGTGTGATAATGGGTAGCGCCGTCAGTTGGGTCGGGAAGCTCGCCCGCCACCGCGCGCTTGGCGATGCGTTTGCACAGTCGATAGGCCGGGTCGCGTGGGCTGAGTGCCAGAAGCTTCTTGCGGTTGGGATCCGCTTTGTTCCAGCAGGAAAACTGTGCCGGTTTCAGGCACACCGACTTGATGTCATTGCCCCACCAATAGCGCCCGCGCCGCTTGGCAAATGCCACCCGGTTGAGGATCACCGATGCCACCGCCTCGATCCCGCGAAGTTCTTCGCCACGCGCTTCGCCATAAAGGGTACGGGCAAGGACCTCGACCTCGGTCAGTGTATCGGGATCGGTAACCGGCTGGGATGTCGACTTTGGGGCCGATCTGGTCAGGATTTGGATATCGGTCATAGGCTCAGATCCTTTTTGGTCGGGATGGGGGGCATGTCGAGTTTGGCCTCGATCCGGAGCAAATGGCCGGTCAGGCGTTTTTCGACATCCTTGAGATAGGGGATGGAGACATAGTTGCGCGCGACATCGAGCTTGAAGGCAGCCAAGGCATCGCGCAGGTCGCTGGCATCTGATTCCTCGCGGGTGCGGAGCTGTTCCACCCGGCCAAGCAGTTCGGAACGCATCCGCCAATGCAGCCAGAACAGGCTGGCGACAGCGGGAATTTCAACAGCCGTGATCCACCAGATCACATCAACCGTCTGGGTCACAGGCAGGGTCATGGGGGCCTCGATTTTCAGACAAAGAAAAACCCGCAAACCGATGGTTTGCGGGTCAGGTCGACCTCTTCTCCACCCGGGGCGACATCCCTCGGGCTGGATAAGCGATCAAAGCAGTCAGGAGGCACGTGGCGAGAAGCTTACGCTGCCGGGCCTTTGAGCTTTTCTTCCAGGTCCTGCCAGGCCTCGCCAGAGGCGACAAGGCAGCTTGGGCCGGACGGATAGGTAAACAGGATGGTCCAGGTCTGGCCATCGGGCGCTTTGAGCACCTCGATCACGCCACCATTTGACGTCACGCCGACCGCGACCGGTTCTTCGGAATATTTTGCGCTCAGGCTGTCGATCACCTTGGATCGATCCCCGCAGACGGGGGATGCCGAGGCTGGGGTATGCGTTACTGCAACGGCACCTGCCACCACAGCAATCAAGCTCAGTGTTTTCAACATGGTCAGGCCTCCTGTCAGTCAGGTGCGCCCACATGGACGTCTTGTTTTCCTGTACTGCAAAATCAATCAACAAATGATCTTTGGCCGCTTCCTTGTGCCGGCGCCATGGGCCGGGACCCGTCTTTTTCTGGCTTCGAAAACTCACTTTAGTATAGGAAGAAAAATTACTTACTATGCTTTCATATAATAAACGTAGGGACCAAAGCTGAATTTTCCATGAATATTTCACAAATGTGATACAGACCTGCGCTAACCATTTGGCATTGTGAGAAAGTTTTTTCCTCTCTCACGGATTGAAATGGCTATCGGCCCGGAAAATCCCGCTTTGTGCCCGCCAGTCGGCGCGTTTGATCGGCATATCGACCCGCGGCAAACGCACCGGATCATGCAAAATACAGCCCGCCACCGCATCAAGCCCGTCATCAGCACCTTTGTTGGCATTGCTGTTATCGGGATGCCAATCGCGCATCTGGCGCAGAAACGGTGTCTGGCAAACATCGCGATGGACATGCAGCAATCCTGCCCCCATCACCGCGCCAAAGGCATCCTCGATCCGGGTGGCCTTGTTGGTACTCTCATGATGTTCTACGACGCTTGCCGCCCATCCGATTGATTTCAGTTCACGCCGCAGGATATTGGGCAGAAACCGGCCAATGCCATTGGTCTCGACCCGGACCGACGGCAAATGATGGCGCGCCATAAATTCCGCGACTTGCGCACAAAGCTGGCTGGCCTCATCGCGCCAGGGCATATCGCAGTTTGCCGCTGGCTCAGTCGGATCAGACGCCCTCAGCCAGGCGATATCCTGCAGCCAATATTCCCCCTGATCACAGACATAAACACACGCCACCACCGCCCCGTCGCCCCGAAGCGACCCGAAACTCGGATCAAAATGACAGGCACTGGCCACCATGGTCCGCCCGCCAATCCGAAGGCTCATGCGGCCATTGCCATGGGTGATCTCGGCCGCGTCGTCGTAAAACCGAAGTGACGCGGGGTCGAGGATGCCTGCCACCGGGGCCATCATTTCAAGCATCATCTGGCTTTGAAACTTGCGCACGGGTGTTCGCGCTCGCATGGCCTCAATCGCCTCGATATCAAACCGTTCCGGCCAGTTTGATGTCCCGTCCTTATTGACGATGGGAAGCTCAAAGCGTGAAAAACCGTCAAGGAACGGGGCAACTTCCCCGACCTCGGATCGCGCTTCATCGGCATAGATCGAGTAATAGCTGTGCGGCGTTCCGACATAAAGCTGCGCACCGGTTGGACCCAGCACATAGGCAATCTCGCCAAGCTTTTCGCGCAGTTCAGCACGTTTATGGGCGGTTTCGCTGTTTTTGGGCACCTCGACATCATCGCAAATAACCAGATCGGCACGCGATCCGGTGATATTGCCGCCAATGCCGACGGCCTGCATCGACGGATCGCGCAACACAGCCGTTCGCGCAACGGTAAACCGCTCGCTCCCCCAATCGATCAGCTTTTCGGGCAACAGGGCGCCCATCAGCGGATGACGTTCAATCACGCGTTTGACGTTGCGCACCATCTTTTTCGCCAGATCAAGATCGGCGGCCAGCACCAGAATGCGTAAGTCGGCGTCGCGATAAAGCACCCAGGCACAAAACAACCCGACCAGTGTCGACTTGCCGGAATTGCGAAACGCCATCAAAAGCATTTCCCGCTTGCCGTTCTTCCAGCAGTCCTCAAGCCAATCAGCCATCTTCCGATGATGGGCCGGCAGGCCGAGCCCCAACATCTGATCCCAAATCCAGACGAATTCGGCGAAAGTCGCTAACATCAAAAGCTGCCCCCGAACTACTGAAGCAATTATTCGTATTCTTCCCACCAAATATCATCGTTCTTGACGTAGGACTCTGGATACCCACAGCCAAGAGCTTTAAACTCCGAACCGCCTTCCTGATGGACTTTTATGATTGATTCGGGAGGCAGGCTTTCTCTTACGCAAACGTCAAACTCGCCGTTTTCAGCATTCAACCCCAATGAATGAGCAAATGTCCGTACTACTGCCCTAGATGCGCTGAAGACATCATTTGTTGCAGACAAAGGAACGCAGACTTCTAGAACCGTTGCCCTGCCAATTTTTTGGACCGTCTGTATCAAGTCTGGGTTCTTCAACCACATGTACACAACTTCACCTCCCCAATGACCAAGCAGAGGTTGCACACCATGGTCGGCAATCGCAACGGGACAGGAGGCGAGCCAGAACTGTCCTGATCTACTTTCGTTTTGCCCGTTTTGAAGAGGACTCAAACTGTACAATTGAGACGCAGAATCTTGCGAAATTCGGCCGAATTTAACCTGTGAGGCTAATCTATCTCGCAAAGCTTCGGAGTTAGACAACTCAATCCCTCGGCTCTGAATCTTATGAACCTCTTCATCCGTCAGACGTGTGTAGTGAAATGCACGGAACGAACGTGAAGCCATTATAGTCTGAACTTCTTCTTCTAGTTCCATGTGGGCGCGGGCATACGGATTACTTGGACGAACAAAAAGGCTGGGGTCTCGGTGCAGGTCGTAATTAAGAAAGATACGATTTTCCTCCTCAACATAGTTTCTCACCAGCGCCTCATTCTTCTGGAGTAATTCGACGAAATCTGCGTCAAATGTCGACACGTCCCAAAGATCGATCATACAAATTCACTCCCCCCATAAATCAAACTACTTCAAACGGTTGCCTATTTTGTCACAATTAACAACGCGCTCTGAGGCAAATTTGGCAAAGAGACTTGTAAATAACCCTATGCTTTTGTCTGTAAAATAGACCTAGCTTCGGCAATCAGTTGCTCCGTTGAACCTTCTTCTAGTTCCTTGCTCGTTGCGCTCCCACCCTGCCCCTCAGACGCCCACCGCAACAACTTGATCAACCCATCAAGATGCGCGAGTGCCGTCTTGCATGCCGCCTGATGGGTATTGAAATCCTTGGCGTCGCGCAGAAGTGCTGCCTGCTGTGCCGCCCGACGATAGGCATTGCGCACCCGTTTGATATCACCGGGCAAATCACGCAGCAGGTCATGGCGCAAGGTATCCAATGGGTTGTCGATTGATTTTGCTCCCATTGGTTGCCTCCATATTTTCCAAGAACAAAACACACCTGTCTTTAAGGGCAATTTTGCTATTAATCCTGCCTGTTCTTGATGTTGCGATATACGCTGCGATCAGCCTGCAGCCGTAAAGTCCGATTATTGGAAAAGATAAAAGGAAAGGACCATTGGCGGCCGTAACATCTTGCATCGTAAGCAGCAAGAACATCGCCGTTGATACCGGTCACCTTTGATCTTCGCGAAGAGAACTCAAGGAGACCAATAATCGCTACTAAGAAAATCAAACGCATCTATGAACTGATCAGCTTGACGCTCGAAATCTACTTTTTCGTTCACCAGATCAGTTCAATACTTCCTCTATGAACCAGATCATCCCGGATAGTTCACAATGGACGAACGGGGTGCTCACATCAAATTAAACCACCGAAAGCTCAGACAACCGCGCATTGGAAAGCTTTTCCGGCCAATAGGCCAGATTGCGGACATGGCCGTTTAACGCCTTGTCGGTTCCGCCAAACGATCCCAGCACGATGTTGGAAAAATTGCGCGGCATGGCAAAACCATCTGGCGAGGACAGCACCACACCATCCAGCCCCACCGAGATCACATCGTCATCCCAGGCAAGTGCAATGCGATGGCGGCTATCATTGGCAAGCGTGCCATAAAGCGATTGGGTGACGAGCGGCACGCCACCCGAACGTAGCGAAATGCGCAACTGATCGGCGGCACTGTCATAGCCAAGATCAAGGTGACCCTCATTGAGGCTTGCGGAATAAAGCTGTACGATTCGCCAGATACCATCCCAATCGGGCGCGGTATGGAGATCAAACACCATTGTGCCGCGCCCCTGCGCGAACCAGTCACCGGGATCAAGCCGCACATCATCGCACGCCCGTGCGGCCGGGATGCCGTTGCTGATAATGTCACTGGTCGGCGCTGGTCCGGCTTCAAGTTGCGCATTCCAGATCAGGATGGAGGCCGGAAGCGCAGTTATGGCAGTGTTGATTTTCGGGTATCGCGTGCTGCTTGAGGCCGGTTCCGCAATCCATACCCGCTGCCAGTTTTCATCCAGGGCAAAGCCATGCGCGGAAGCCCCGTCAATCCCGCCAAGCGTGATGTCAGCCGTGCCCGAAACTGCGCGCATCCAGACGGCAAAGCTATAGGTTTCACTGGCCACAAGCCCGCCGACATTCTGATACAGCCCGTCCGCACCACCCGACGTCCCAGGCAGGTCAAGCTGCATGGCCGTCTCGCTGCCATCCGGGGCGGCGATGGTGCTGGCACTTACCACCACACCGCTGTTCTTTTCCCAAAGCACATTGTCAAACGCGATTGAGTAGCGCAGCAGATTGGTCGCCGCCCCCTCGATCAGAAGGCCCAAGCGCCGACCAAGCCGATCATGATCATAGGCCGGTTCATTGATCGCACGGGTTTCAAGCAGGCCATTTGGCCCGCGAACAAGCTTGGTGCTGGCCCGCGAGACATTCATGCAGGCCGCAAGCGGCTGATAACGCAATCCCATTGGGTGCATCTCCGATCAGTGTGTGTCGATGGATGGCAGGCGCGTGTTGGCGTGTTAGCCGCCAATGCGATGGATGTGACACCAGGTCAAAAGACCGCTTGCGCCAATGTCGCGTGTTTCCGCATCACTATGCGACAGCCGCAGGCGCAATCCGGTGCCGGGCGTGGGATTAATCCGGGCAATACCATTCAGGCGCAAACTGTGCGCCGCCCCGCTGCCCATGGCGGTAATGTCGTTGGCCTGCAAGTGGCTGGACCAATCGATGCCGTCAAAGCGTTCGAGTGACAAGGTGGTAAAGACCGACTGGTCGGTAATAGGGAAACGCACCCCGATATCAACATGATAAAAGCCCGGCGGAAGGCCGGTGACGCCATGCACGCCGCTGTCATAAAGCCCGTGGCTGTCTTCAATCACCTGATCCCATTCAACCAGAAACGCCCCGCCCGCCGGAATGGATTGCGATGCCACCCGCAGAAGCTTCACCACCGGGCCGCTTTCATGGATCGGCGCGGCAAACCAGCGCGTGCCATCACAAATCAAATCAACCATGTCGCCACGGGTCGGCAATGGATAGACCGTCACCTCCGCCCCGCCATTGGTCGGGCGGATCACATTCCCCGCCGCAGTTGTAATATCAACCATCGTACCGTCACCGTTAAACACCCGAAAGCGCACGCCATTGCGCGCAACGGATGCCACTGGCAAGGTCAATTGCGCCCCGCTGGAAAGCCGAACCAGCGATCCGGTTTCGCGAATATCCATGATCCGGCTGACCGGCGCGTCAATCACCGGCATGCGGCGCTCATCCTCCCACGCCAGGACATCGCCACTGCGAAAATCAAGATCAAGCATCGCCGCGGCGGTGGATCGTTCAAAGGACGCACGTGCTGTTTCAGATCGGCTTTCGGCGGCCTCCGCCCGGTTGGCGGCATCCTGTGCCTGCGCTGCCTTGGTGCTGGCCTGCGCGATCTCCGCCCCTCTGGGTCCGTTGGCAAGCCCCGTGCCCGCCGCGTTCCAGATCAGCGCCCGACCGGGCTTGATCACCGGAAGCTCTGCCGACGCGCCCTCCCCCTGATCCGCGCCAAACCGCAAAGCCCCTGAAAGCGCCCGATCAACATCGCCAAGGACGGCCGTCATGAAATCAAGGTCACGCTCCAGCGCATCACCGCGCGGGATCGACATGGCGTCAAAGCTGCTCAGTCGGCGCAAATGCAACTGCCGGGCAATATGGATCGTGCTGCCATTTTTGGGCGGATTTTCAAACCGTACCACACCACCCCCGCCCTGATCGGTGGGTGTGAGTGCGATATGAAAGCCGGTTTCGGTTTCACTGCCATCAATGGCGACCCGGACATCACCGGCATCAAACACATCAAAATCAAACGGAAAGGTGTCGCGCGTGCCATCCCCGACAAAGGCGATGGCGGCACGGATCTGATTGGCAAAAACAGCGCCCATAGCGTACTTCCCCCTTAAAAATATCAGCTCCAGCCATCGCGCTTGGAAAACCAGGCGTTGAGCCGTGCGACCGTGTCATCCTGTGTGGATCGCAACAGCGACTTTTCACGCCAGGCGGCCTGTTGGTTGATGCGACTGCGGTTTCTCGCGGCGGCATCGGCACTCTGGTCTGCATCCTGCCTTGCGGCTTTTTCATAACCCGCCAAAACCGCACTGGCCGATCCCGATCCACCGGCCATCAGGCCCGATGCCCCTTGCCGGGCACGCGCGGTTGCCTGACGCCGCCGAAGCGCCTCTTCGCGATTGGTGGCGTCTTCGCGCTCCCGCGCTGCGATCTCGGCCAATTCCGCCTGACGGGCGGCTTCGGTTTGATCTATCCGGCTTTGTGCATTGGTCTGGTTGGCGCTAATCCGTTGTCCGGTTTGCAGCACCGATGCCGCCATCGGCACGATTGATGTAAATCCACCCATCAGTCATTCACCCCCATTTCACTGGCCGCACCGAGCAATAAAAAAGGCCGGGGCAATGCCCCGGCGATCCGCCATAATCCACTTTTAACTGTTCCGCCACTGCCCCGCCGCCAGCCAAGCGCGCGCAGCGTGATATCCCCGCTATACAGCGCATCTTTGTCATCGGCGGAAACCGGCAACGCGACATCGCGCAATCCCCGACCGGTATCGACGCGAAGCTGCCCGGTTTCCTGCAAACGCAAGGTGACCGAAACCAGCCGAACGGCATTGCCGCCATGCGGGCGGCTGCCATCCGATGCGGCCGGCGGCAGGGCATAAATTTCATGGGTAAAGGGCAACCCAACCTCGATTTCCGATACTGTGCCCATGCTTTCAGGCAAGGTGATCGTACCCCCGGCAACCGGGATGTCATCGGCAACAACCCCATCGTGCCAGACACTGACATCCAGGCCATCGAGCGGATCAAGATTGCCCCAATGTCGGCGCGGTGCTTCGCCTTCGGCCACCGTCTGGCGACGATAGAGATCAAAGCCGCATTGCGGGTCAAACACGCCCAGGAAATAACGCCCATCGCGTTCCAGCACGACATAAACATCTCCACCCGACACCGAAACGGATGCAAAGGCGCATCCCGCAACCGATTGCGCAGACCAGGCGGTGATGGCCTCAGACCGATACAGCGTCAGGGTAGCAAGCGAACCATCGCGCATCACCACATGCAACAACCGCCGATCCGGATCAAAGGCCTGATCGATGGGATGATGGATCAGATGGCGTGACAGCAAGGCAAGATCGGCTGATCCATAGGCCTGTTCGACATCGGTAAACAGGAACTCGCGAATTTCGCGCCCGCTCCGCCCGGCAAAAAGCGTTGCCCCCATCAACATTGACCAGCGGCACAGTGCGATCACTTTGGCTGCCGATCCGGGTCTGGCGCGTGACCTGCACATTGGCCGGTGTCAACGGATCGCCCGTCACCATCCATTCCGATCCGCTGGTAAAGACCTGCAAATGACGCCCGGCGAAAATGCCGGTGATTGCATTGACCTGATCAGCCAGCAGGGCAAATTCAATTGCCTCGTCATCAAGGCCCTCGCCCAGTTCAAAATTAAACAGATCACCCGATTTTGACATCCACAACCGGTTGGGCAGATCGCGCGATCCGCCAATGATCAAGCGGTCCTGGTGAAAGGTCACGCTGCGCGGCCAACCGCGCACATCGGAAAAGGCCTGTTCGACGAAATCGACGGTGGCATTGGTATTTGGCAATGCCTGCTTCAGCGCGATGGTGGCAGACCGGGCATTGGCAACGCTTTTAATCTCGCCCTCAATCCCGTGAATGCGCCACAGGGTCCCGACATGTGCGGACACGAACACATCCATATTGGCGGTCAGATTCACTGTGCCGCTGGTGCCCGATGGCGTCAGGGTCGCAGCCGGTTCGACGAACTTGTAATAGGGCTGGCTGGTTCGAAAATTGGTTTCTCGCCAGGCCCACAGGCTGGTTTGCCAGCTGCCATCGCCGGTGCGCGTGATCCGGACCGGCTTGGCATCGGGATGCACGACCAACAGCGTATCCGCACTTTGCGTCCAGTTCAAAAGATCATGGTGTTCCACGCCAAACGTGGTCTCAAACCAAATCGTCTCAAGCCCGTCTTCAAACACCAGCGCGCGGTTATCTTCAAAGGCCAGCAGATAGGTCTGCTCGGTATTGAACTCGAACTGGATCAAGCGCGCCAGGCCCGGCAATTCATCAATCAATCGAATACCGGGACGCCTACGCACCCCGCCTGATGGCTCGATGAACACATTGCGCAAACGTGCCGCCCCATTGGCATAAGCGCTCAGGTCTGAGCGCCCCCACAACTCCGGGGCCAGTTCGCCGGTCGAAAAGGTATTTTTCTCCAGAACGCGGCGTGCCATGGCGGCTCCCTCGTTGAATAAAGGTGATACGCTTGCGCATCGGGATCCCCGCTTTCGCCGGGATGACGGAAGGTAAAATAATCTCATGGAACAAACGTCATTCCCGCGAAGGCGGGAAACTCGCACCGCAGGCTCCAAACCCACGGCCCGCCGCCCTACCCCCGCGCCGAAATCAGGGAAAAATCATCAATCGCGTGCGGGGTCGATTGCTGCGCATCGGCAAGCCGTGCTTCACGCAACTGATCCTCGGCCCGCTTGAAAAGGTACTCGGCCCGCGTGCTGCTTTCGGTCAGCGGCAGGCAAAACTCGGCCGCCAGTCGCGCCATCAACGCCATGTCAAACCAGGCCGGAAAGCTGCCCTCCGGCAAGCGTGCGACATAGCTAAGATACGCACTGTCACTTGCGACCAGAACCGCCCGATCACGCAACTCAAACCGGGCAATCTTGCCGCCTTCGTTTTCAAGCGACAGCAAGCGGATAAAGTCCCGCGGCAAAGCAAACAGGCTGCTGCGATCTTTGGTCGAACCAGCCCCAGCGCCATCCCCGTCCGCCAACCGCGACAACCAGCAGCCCCGACCGGCAAACCGCCACGGATAGCCCGCCAGCATGCCATCGCGTACAGCGGGATAAAGCATCCGGGCAATCTCGGCCTCGGCAACGTCTTCCTCAAACGATGAAATCGGCGCCGCCCCGATCATCACCAACGCCCGCGCGCACAGCGCCACATCACTTAACGCCATCTCATCCCCCCAACAAAAACGGGGCCCGGAAAACCGGACCCCGCAATAAAATCAGCCGCCAGCCTTACGACGCCGACGGATAAAACGCCTTGATCGCATAAGTCATCGCGATGTTGCGTGGGCGGGTTTCAACACCACCCTCGTACTCACTGTATCGGGTTGAATTGGTACCGCCAGAGGAGTTCCATTCTGAAATCGCCCCATAACTAGAAGTCCTTACAGCTGTCGGAATTTCGTGACGATGGCTCTTCAACTCATCATTCTGAGCCGAAGCAAACGCCCGCCCGTCATCCACGCCACGGCCAGCATCGAAGCCGCGCACGAATTCACCGCGCAGATCCGGGAGGTTGAAGGTCGTCACCTCATCACCATGGCCCCAAAGCGTGCCAATGGTCGCAAACAGATCAGCATATTCGGTGCGTGAAACGGTCGAGCCATCACAGACCAGCCAACCAGTCGGCGGGGTTGGCATGGCAAACGCCGAAACCGCTCCGATTTCACTGCCAGCGATAACACCACCACCGCCAGAACCACCGCCAGCAATCAGCGTTTCGATGGCCTGAAGCAGCTGGGTGTCATCCATGCGGTCAGGTGCAATATCAGCCGCCAGAACAACATTCAGAACTTCACTTTCAACCGGACTAAGACACTGCATATAATATCTCCTACATTGATCCAAAAAAGAACCCCGGCAAGGAAGCCCTGCCGGGGACAATTCAATCAAACCCACTCGACGATCACATAACCATCGACGCCAAAATTACCTGAGTAATCTGACGCCGGATCAGCATTGCTGGTGCCACCAGCACCTACAACAATCTGAATCGTCTCTTCAGGCAGTACTTCGAGTTCCTTTACTGCCAATCCGCCGTTTCCGCCTGCACCCCCGGTCAAACCATCTTGGGAAGTCGTACCGTTGCCACCTGGGGACCCTTGGCCGACAAGATTCACATCACCGTTGACTGCACCCCCATGCGGCGCAGCAATAGCTGTCGTTTTTGCCGACCAACCGCCCTTACCGCCCTCTGCAACAATTACGTCCTGATGATAGGTAACACTAGACGCTTGACCGTCTTCGGACTGTTCACTGACTCTGTTGCCGTTCAGGCCGCCACCACCGCCAGCACCGGCGACTGTTACGCGGAGTTTCGTCACACCTTCAGGCACGACAAATGATCCGTCTTCGGTGAAATACTGACGGGTCGGAAGTGAGGCAGCTGAGAGCTTCTGAATTGCCTGAAGCAGCTGGGTCTTGTCATCGCAGTCGGGCCAGATACCTGCACCCTGAATAACGTTTAGAACTTCACATTCCACTGGGGTTGAACCCTGCACGGGCAGTCTCCTTGGTTGGGTAAAAAGAAACCCCGGCAACATGTGTCACCGGGGCGAGGTTGAGGGAGGATGAAAAGGGTGGATCGGGCTTATCCGGATCAGTCGGTGTTTGAGGTGCCGATTGCCGTCATGTCGCGCACATCGACGCCGTTTGCACCGGAGCTTGCGACGACGAACAGGCCGCCGGACATGGTCTCGTCGCGGTTGGTGTTGGCGATGATGAAATCGCCTACGCGCAGCATGTCGCGGGCCTCAAGAAAGTAATCGGCGGTGTCGACGTCGGCGGCGACGTCCGGGGTGATGTAGTGCCACAGCGTAAAGCCGTTGGCGTATGCCAGAACACTGAGGTTTCTGGCTTTGAAACCTTCTGCCATTTGGGTCTCCTTGGTTCGGGGAAAGTCGGGTGCGGGAGTTATTCCTGCGCCTTGATGCAGGTGACACCATCGCCATCAATCAGCGTGGCACCCTGGCTCATGGAGTTATTCACAAAGTGGGCGGCATGATCGCCGTGCCAGGTGATGTCGGACTGAACGTCCGAGCCGATGGCGTGGCCAATGGCGGTGCGGTGATACCAGAAGCAGGATCGAATGCCCGAGGCGACAGGAAGGCCGGAATGGGGCATCCAAAGCGTTCCGAGCCAGCGTTTGGCCTGGGTTCCCTTCCACGGCAAATCTTCATCGCCGATATAATCCGATCGTGAAAATTCATCGATCAGAAGCAACTCTGACCACTGTTTCCAGCCGACAATCGCATAACGCTGCCCGTCATCGGGCACATCGCGATCACCAAGGCCTTCGAACGCCATCATGACCTTATCAAGCGTCATGCCCTCGGTATTGTCAGGCACAACATCATCGGCCCCGACCAGCGCATTGATGATCAGCTCGTCGGTCTTGCGACCAAGCGCATAGGCCCCGGCATTGGCCAGAACCATCTTTTCATCATGGTTGATTTTAAGCTCGTCGAGCGCATCGACCCAGTCACCGGCATAGTAATCGCGCAGGTCACAACGCACCGCCTCGTGATCGACATTCATCACCGGCACCTTGCCATGGCGGGCCTTGGTGGTGGCCGTGCCCTTGCCGACTTTCTGGAAAACCGTGGTCGCGCCCTTGATGGCGTTTTTTACCCGCACCGTGTTGCGCAGTTTTGATCCCATGCGTTGATAGGCCTGATGCACATCGGCCTGAAAATGGTCGATGAAGCTTTGATCAATCGTGGTTGTCATCGCCTTTTATCCCCTTGTTTCAGATATGGTTTTGTCGTGATTGCAGGCAGCCGTCGGGGTTCAATTGCGCTGCCCAAAAAGGCCGGTGCCACAATTGCCCCAAAACCGGTCATTTTCCGGCCAAGGTTTGGTGTTTTAAGAGCGCTGTTACAGGGAACCTCATCCATCGAGGTTCCGTAGGACACGCGCTTGATTTGCCCCGACCTGTTGCACCCGACGGGCTTTTCTGCGCGGTCCGGTCCAAGACAAACAAGAAAACAAAGAAAAAGAGTATCTGCCGTGAAGAAGTCGGTTTTGCTTGTGTTCAGCCTGATCGGGCTGGGGATTGCGGGCTATTTCCTTTTGCCGCTGACCCCGATCCCGGACTATGTCAACGCGGTGATGGACCGTGCCGACAAGTTGTTCTAGAGCAAGCTACCCACCGGAAAGACGGGCGAAATCCGCCTGCACCTCGGCGACCAGCGTTGGATCGCGATCCCGCCAATAGCGCGGATCATTCATCTTGCGCCGGATTTCAGATCGAAGGTTCTCAGCCCCACCCCCGCCCTCGACTTTGCCCAGCGCGGCCTCGTTATTTTGCGCCATCATGCGATGCATTGCGCGCACGCCATCGGCAGTTTGACAGAGGGTTTCAAAGGCGGCCTCGGGCAGATTGGCCTTGCCCCAGCTTTCGATTTTCGGGGCCAGCTTCTTCCAGCTTTCAGCCCCGCCAAACTCAGCAGCCAACGCCGCACGGTCGGTCGCGCGCTGTGCTGCCTGATCAAGATCGCCCATAAGCGGTGAAAGAACCTCCCCCGCCAGATCATAAACCAGCTGTGCCTGTGCGTTGCTGAAGCCTGCCGCATGCAGGCGCTGGTTCAGATCGGCATCGATATCTTCCATGCCTTCAGCAAGCGTGATTGCGTACGCATCCGGTGTTTCGGGCACCAGATCGGCGAGGGCTGCGGGGTCAAGTTCGGGTTCGGGCGCCGGCGTTTCGATATCGGGCAGCTCGGGTGTTTCTGCTGCTTCCGGTGCTTCCGGCGTCTCGGTTTCCTGTGCGAGAAGGTCGGGTTCGGTTGTCATGCGAACACTCCGCTAAAATGGGGTCAAACTTTGTTTGGGGCCTGTGGCGCGAGGTTCCCGCCTTCGCGGGAATGACGTCCGTTCCATGCAGCTGTTTTAGGTACCGTCATCCCCGCGAAGGCGGGGATCAATCCTCGGCGGAACGCTCCGCCAGCCGTTTGATCTGCAACACCAGCGCGCGCTTCCCTTCACGCATCCAGATCGCCGCAGTGCTGGCCTCCGGGCCAAGGGCTGTTTGCAGGAAATGGCGTTCAAGATCGGCCAGCACCTTTGCACCGGCGTCGCTATCAAAACAGGCCTGCCAATGATCACTACCGTTTTCCGAAAGCGTCTCGTTCTCGGCTTCAAACCAGTCCCATCCGTTCTCAACCATCACACGGCCTCCGTGATTTCAGGTGGCAGGCTTGGCCGCAACAAATGGTCCGGCACGCCAAACTGATCGGCAAGCCAGCGGACCATGACGGGCAGATCGACCTCCGCCAATGCATCCGGGCCAAGGGCGGCGATGCGCGAGAGCCAATCAAGCGCCTGGCCCGCCTGTACGCGTTTGGGTAGTTGTGCGAGCGGGGCGGCGTGACGCAGCACAACAACATCACCGTCCAGCGGGATGTCGGGAAGCTCCCCGGTTTGGGTCAGGATATAAAGTGCGCGCCGGATCAGCGGATAGAGCAATTCCGCCTGCAACCGACCATAGGTTGCGCCCAGAAGCCTTGCGTTTTCCGATGCGCGTTCAAGCACCTCGGTCGCGGTCATGCCAGGTTGATCGGTTTGGCCCAAGCGATCGGCCAGCAAGCAGCGCCGGATACGATCGCGCAGATCAGACAGCACCAGATCAGACACATCAAACCGTCCGGGGGCCTCAAGCGGTTTAAGCCCCGCTGACCCCACGGCCTTGGGGATGATGCTGCCCGGTACAAGCCGGATGGTTGCCGGGTTCAGAACCCCATCATCATCGGCCTGCCAGATGCCCGTCACCGCGATGGAGGCATTTTTCAAAACCAGCTCCACCACCTTGTTGGCGGTCTTGATATCGGGCAGCGCCTTCATCACCGGTGATCGGCCATAAATCTCGCCCGGGGCCTTCATCCAGCGAAAGGCGATATAGGGCGACACATCAAACCGGTCGCGATAGATCAGATCATTGGTATTGGCATCGCCGTCTTCGCGAAACACGCAAAGCTCATAGCCGGTTTTGCGGTCGGTTGCAGGCAAAACAGCCTCGATCACGGTGAAGCGTTTCGGCGCGTCCTTGTCATCGCGATCATCATCGGCAAAGCCCTTTGCCCCCGGCCAGGTTGCAAGGATTTCCGCGCGGGTGAGCGCCAGTTTGCGAAACACCGCATCCATCTTGCCATCTGATCGTTCTTCAAACGCCAGATCCCGCAAGGGAACAGCGGTAAAGCGCAAGGCAGACGGGCTGTGCAAATCGGCCTTTTCCAGCCGCAAGCACGCGGTTCCGGCCGTCACCAGATCCAGAAACGCCTGATGCATTTCGACCGCAAAGTTGGACCGATCAAATTGCCCCTGCAAAATCCGAACAGCCCGGCCAAGCTGCTCGGTCAAAGCCTGTCGATCCGCATTGGCGACATTGCCACCGGGCTCCAACTCAAACCAGCCAGCACCGGGCGGGGTGATTTCGGCCATCAGGCTGGCGGCAAGCTGTTCGACCGCGTCCGATGCAGTTGCGTCAAACACCCGATCAAGGCGCTTGCCGCCATTGGTCTGGTTGCTGGCTGCCGCATTGCGCTGTGGCAGGGCGAATTCATAGCAATCCTGCCAATGCGCAATCCAGTTCCGCCGGCGTTCCATCGCCTTTTGAAAACGGGCGCGCAACTGGGTGATATCTGCCCCATCGGTTGCCTTGTCCTCAGTCACAGCCTTTTGCGATTTCGCCATGCCTATTCCCCCAAAAGGTTCTTGCCACCGCCCGCCTTGGCGATGCGGTCCGTCAAAAGCCCGCGATAACTTGTCCCGATCAGGCTGGCCCGCCCATAACGGCGGCGTTCAAGCGCCTCAGTCCGGGCAGATCGTGCGGCGTCTTCGGCACTGGTGTCTTCTTCGGTTGTGGTCGCTGTTGACGTTGGAAGCGGCGCGTGTTGCGCCGCCGGTTTTGGTGTCGAAAACAAACTGCCCATCACTTTTCCCTCCCGATCCCCTCAAACGCAAAAACGCCCGCAAGGGTCGGAACCCTGCGGGCGCATTTGTGGCGTTGATTTGTCTCTTATGTCACATTAAAAAGAACAAATCAAGAACATTTTTCAGAAAAAAAACACATCCCCGATTTGATCGCGCTCGATCCCGTTCCGCAGATGGCAATAGAGCTGCCAGGGGGTGATGATCCAGAAGGCCGAAATGCCCAAAAGGCGTTTGATAAGCTCGACACAGCTCATCGGGCCGAAGCGGACCTTGCGCGTAATCGAGGCCGGATACCGTGCCCAGATGCAGTGATAGCCAAGACCACGATAATAGGCCGCCGGATCAAAGATCGGCGAATAGCACCAGCTTTCACAGCGCACCCGATGGCTTTGCGGATCAAGGCAAATCCATTCCCCTGCCCGCACCCCGGAAACCAGCACAAAGCAATGGCGAAAGCCCGGTTTGAGAACCCGCAACAATCGCTTTTCCGGCGCATCGGCAAAGACGACAAGCACCGAAACCTCACGCCCGGAAGCCGATTGATCGGCCCAGTGGTCCATCCATGGACCGGAGGATTCCTGCGCCGTTTCAAGGGTTTTGGCTTGTGTGAGAACGTTGTTTACATCCCGCATGGCGACAGATCCCCAACCAGTTCAACAGCGACATCTTCGTGATGGAAACTTTCGTCACGCCCACGTTTGACGATGCCGCGTGTGACCAGAACATTTTCAAGTGCATCAAGGGCCTGTTGCCATAAGTCACCCGTGTCCTTTTCGCGCGGATCGCGGGCATCGGGTTCACGTTCGACCAGCCCGAAATATTCCAGCACCTGCAAATGCCGGTCGCCCAGAATGCCCGCCTTTTTGAGGCGCATCACCGCGTTATAAACATCATCAGGATCACAGGGGCGCACCACCTCGCCCGCGTCGGCCACCACACGCGCACCCTCGATCCGGGCGGTTTGACAGCGCACGAACCAGAACCACGCTTGCCTCGCACTGGAAAAAGGGGTGATGTCGCGCGCAGAATGCGGTTTGGGAAAAAGTCGTTGTTCGGTCAC